TATAAAATACGAATTTACTGTCCTGAGCACCAATTTCTGCGGTATATTTTTTATGATTAAGACGCAATGTTTCCCCTTGCTGTCCCTTACCAAATCCTAATAGTTTCCCCATTATTTATTATTATTAATTGTTTAATTGTCATGAAGTCGCAAGATAATGATTATATTTGACATACACAAATATGTAAAATTTTCTATAGACTTTAGTTATAAAAAAAATAAAGGGGAAGGACTTGTGCCCATCCCCTTATATTGTTAGATAAATTATTTACTAAGACACAGCCAAGACTGTTTTCAATGAAGCAATAACACCACCACCTACTACAGCAGCAACAATAACTGAACCATAAGAATTAACTGTACGGTCAATTGTTTGAGCATTAGTAGTTGCATAGTTCACAGTAAACTGGTCATAAGTAGCACCAGATGTAGCTTCAAGAGTAATATTTTTTGGATAATTACCAACACGCCAAGCTTCACCACGATTGCCTTTCAAGAACCATTCATTCTGAGCAACTTCATAATAAGTACCAGAACCCAATGAAGGATTAGTAATTACACTTTGAGTAGTAGAACCAACTTCAGAGCCCAATTGAATTTCAAATTCAACAAAATCCCAACGGATTACACCTGGTTCAAAACCTTCAGTAAGAGGTATTCCAGTAAGTTTAACACCACAATTAGCAGCAGTAGCAGCAGCAGCATATACAACTTTTGCAGTAGCATTAGCAGTAGCTAAAGAAGTAGCTTCTTGGTATGGCGTGTCAAGTGTTGCAACATCAGCAGTAGTGTCAATAGCTACAATCTTATAAGCAGGAGTAGTGATACCAGTAGCAACTTTAATATAATCACCAACAGCAATAGCAACAGCACCAGTAGCGTCTGCAATATTAGTATTGAATTTTACATACTTAGAACCATTTACAAAATCAACAGTACCAGCACCAGTAGGGACAATAGTTCCAGCAGAATTAATCAAAACCTCAGCCTTAATCAATTTAGGTTTCTCACGTTGGAAATTTTTGTTGAAGTTATTAACGAGACCAACAGCTATTTCAGCTTGAGTAGCAGAACCATCAGCAGCAAATGCAGCGAATTTTACTGGGATACCTTGACCAAATGTTTTACTGTTATCTTTCCAGAATACATGAGCTACATAGTTGGCATAGTTAATTGGGTCGATAGAACCAGAAGCACCATCAAATCCAATTGCACGAGAACGTACAGCAGGTGCAGCATAAGCAGTATAAGATTTAGCTTTAATATTGCTATATTCCATTACTGGAGTTTCTACAATAACACCTTTACTATTTAAAGTAGCAATGGTAAATCTTTGTCCAGCAACTAATGCATCCGTTTTAGCAGTTTTAGAACCAACTAAAAATACACCTATTTGTCCAACCGCTAAGTCAGCTCTGGTCGCAGTGTTCGCCAGAATGTTTAAACTTTTACCAACCAATAGGTGGCTTACATTTCCTTGTCCAATCATTTTGATTAAGAATTAAATTATTAAATTGTTTTTATTCGGACTGCGTTGTTTCAGCGCGTCCTATTTGATATTCTTCTTTTTTTACAGCAGCTTGAGCAATTGCTACAGCTTCATCTACTATTTCTCTATGTAATGTTTCATCCAATACACAATGCTTTTGATTAGCTGGTTCAAACTCATCTACCACTATTGCTGGTGGCATCGCCAAATATCTAACCCTGTAATTAGATAATGTGTATCCATTTGGAATAATTAATTCAGTACGTTTAGATGATGCGCTAGAATTTCCATCTGCATGTTGTATTCTTGACATATCCATTCTCCATACTAAGTCCTTATATGGCTTCTTATATGGATTATTTATATTAGCCAAATATTCATCGTGTCTAACTGGTTTAATCCATGACTCTACAGTCCTAGCTGCCAATCCAGTTGGGATTAATGTACAGGCCTCTTCCACTGCATATAAGAAGTCACTTGGCAAATCAAGGAATATTCCTTGAACTCCAGCACTTCCACCATGAGCGCCACCTTGAATTGCAGACTTTCCAAGCCCACTAACTACGGAAGTAGTTGTATGTGATACAGATGGAATGTCTTCTAAAATAAATGATGTTGCATTAATTATATTTTTAATTACATTTACATTAGGCGTTGTAACCAATCCAATACCACTTGAGGTTACTGTCTGCCCAGAATTTAATCCAATTGTAGATACAGTAGTTACAGTGGTAGAAGTATTAATCCATGTACAAGTATAACTAGTATCAGATGCAACAGAACCAGATATTGATGCTGGTTTAATTAATTGCTCTAAATCACGTCTTCGTTGTTCATTGCCCTCAAATCCTTTTTGATATTTATTACCAAGTGGATTATATCGTTTAATAAATACTCTGAATTGAGCCTCAGTTAACAGATAACTTATATGACGGTCATCATATGCTGGTGCACTAAATTCAAATAAGCTATCAAACTTTAATTGAAAGGAAAATTTTTGTTCGTTGGCTTGCATCTATATATATCTTTATTGGGTTATTACCCTTTTTTAACTCGTTGTTGTAATAGAATCTTTTCTTCTTGATTCTGTAATAAATCTAACCATTCAGCAGCTTGTTCAATTGATTTACCCATGATAGTATCAGTGGCAGTAATCTTAAACATTCCATTTAATAGTTTTATTTCATTAATATCCATTGCGTCATAGATTAATACTTTATTCTCAAATCTAGCGTCTTCCATAATTTTAATGAAGTCTGTAACACATTTAATCTTGTTACCTTTACCGCCATCTTTCTGGTCAATAACTTTAAGAATTTCAGTCTTTAAGAAATCTGTTTTATCAATAGACTCTTTAGGTGGCATTTTTTCTAATAGTCGTAATACATTAAACATTTTACTGTTACTCTTACGAATTTTAATAAAGAAGTCCATTGCCTTTTCTGTAATATCAGCACGATGATTATCAGCTTCTCTAAGTTGAGTATCATTTACCATTGCAAATTCCATTCCTGGACGGTGTCTACCAGACCAATCAGAAGCAATTCTATTACTATTAGCTATTAATACTTTATATTCTAATACATGATGTATAATAGATAAATCTAATTGCTTACCTTCTTTAGTAATTTCTACTTTAAACTTTAACCAGAATGCACTATCTCTATTATGAATACTTAAAGCACCTCTTTCCTTATTCATTAATAACTCAAAAGCTTCTTGTTCTCTCTGATTATCAAATATCTTTACATATGAACTTGTATTATTTGAATACGGTAGTTGATATGTTTTCGTTGTACCAGTATACATAAATTCACCATCATGTCCTTTTGGAAAGAATGCTCTTTCTCGGATAATTGGTTTAATTGTAACTGTTTCACCTTGTTTCAAAACTAACGCCACTGCGTCATCATAAGTCATTTTACTATTATTCTCTTCCATATACTTTTTATAAATTACTCTTCTTTATTAATTCGGTTGCAAATATAGTAAATATATTTTAAACTACCAAATGTATTTCCGATAATCTCCACTTATCGTTGTATATTATTATTGTTAATTAATATAGGGGTGGAATTACCCACCCCATTATTAACAGTTTTTTTAGCTCAAAACGTTCGGTATCCACTCAGCACAGCGCATTGGATTAGCCAGGAGCACCCCAAACCAATCTGCTTTATGGATTTCATATCCATCTACAGATGTAGCAGCAATTTTTGGTTTACCCATACCGCCAGGAGTATAAGGGTCACGAAGACCAGGAATATAAGCAAATTGTTCTTCAAATCCTTTAGCACGAACTAATTGAATATTTGGCTTACCATCAGATGTACCAAAATCCATAATAGTCATACGATGAGATTCAGCAAGACCACCATCTGGGTGTTTGATAGAATTACGAACAGGGTCATCGTAATGAGACAAGTGTAAGAATTCCAATTTGATACCATTAATGTCAGCTAATCTCACATATTGTGGACGTTGATAAGAAGCTTGAGCTCCACCAGTTAATCCAGGGATACGGTCATACTCTAAAGCAGATGCAGTAGCATATTTTTCAATACTACGAGAAATCACTTTCAAACCATGCTCACCAGTACCAACAACGAAACGACGAGAATCTTGTGGTAATTTACCTACAGATAAACTAAGACAGTAATCAACGAATGTTTCAATATCGAACTTGTTATAGTACATGATATTTGATGGGGAGATTTGCTCACGCAATCCCATACCAGCTTTGATTTCATAACCCGATTCGCCAATGTTAGCATAAGAACCATCAGCCATACGGTTAGATTGTCCAAACATCAATAGACGAGCTTTTTCTCTACGGAATTGACGACGGAATTCCCAGTCAAGTTTATTCAACCAAGTAGTAAATGTTGTATTATCTTTACCATGAAGACCAAATACAACTGGGTCATTAGCTTTTTTATTAATCATATTGCCAGGAACAAGATGTTTCTTTCTCATCATAGACATACGATTCGCCATACGGAATGGAGATGTAAAGCTAATATCAGAACCAGTTTTAGACAATGTTTGCTCACTCAAAGAATATTCAACATGCCAACGAGTTCCAGCTACAAGTTCTTCGTAAGGTACATAAAGATTTACATCTCCAGTAACCAATTCTACTTCATATGCCCAATAAGCACCTTTTTGTTCGCCTTCAGTCTTAACCAATAATTTATAAAGGTCAGGATTTGGTCCAGCAATAACGTGTGTTTGGAAGAACATTTTTTCATTGAAGTAAAGAATGAATCGAGAGATTCCTTTACCAAGCTCGTCAGTAGCAGTAACAACATTACCAGCCAAGTCAGTAGCTTTTACTAATGGAATATTTTTTTCCTCAGCACCTTGCAACATCCATTCAAATTCTTTATCGTCTTCCAGATAATGAACAGGGAATCGCTCCATGTAAGAGATTAAATCTTCACCTAAGTCCAAGTACTCCAGGCGAGAGATAAATTTAGAAATCTGCTCAGGTTTCTCTCCGAAAAGGGCGCCTAAGTTATTCTCTGTGGTCAGTCCAGACCAATCTTTTGATTCCACCCGAAGCGATGGAAATGCGGTTTTAGATGCACTCATTTTTATTAAATTTAGTTTGTTATATTAATTGTTTTTAAAACTCGAAATTTTCCATCTCCTTCAAGAACTTATTAGCAGAAGAGGTCTTTGTAATTATAGCAGTTCTACCTTGAGAAGTATTATAATCCATTGTTCTTGCAGCATTCTCTATATCTGATATTACAGCCCGTTTAGCATTCTTACCAAATGCTGACCAGTCTTTAAATTCATTAGTAGCTTCAAATATATAGTTTAGAATAATCTCAGTCTTAACTGGGTCTTTCTGTCTATATGCACCTAACTTATTTAATGGTTGTCCTTGTTCTGTATATCCAACTGGAGTAGTAAGATTCTTAAATATCTTTTGTCTAATTAGATTAGACATCTTATTTCCAGGAATAATTTCATCAGTAGATTCCAATGTCTTTTGTAATGTCTCAAGCTCTTGTAATCGTCCTTGTTCAGCTAGAGCCTTTTGTTCGTTTACATAAGCCAATTCATTCTGTTCAATATCATTCTGAATAGCTACTAATTCTGGAAGTATTGCCTTGGCTTCACTTTCCAGGTCCTGTAAGTCGACCAACCTTTGAATATCCCTATCAATTCTTTCTTTAGAATATTTAGTAGTCTTTGTTAGATAGTCCCTTACTAAGTCCTTTTGTGTTTCCTCATTAGATAAATCATCTTCCGTATAAGAAGTATATTTAGCTCGCTCAGAATCAATTTGCAATAACTTCTCAAGTGGAACTCCAGCCTCATAGTTATTAATTAAATGTTTGACAACGTCTGGTAATGAATTCTTATACCCTTCTACGCCTTGATTAATCTCAGTGAACATTCCTTCACGCAATCCATCAATCGTGCCATCAAACTTCTCTATATCAAAATTAGGGAGGATACCTTCTTCCTTTAGATATTTAGCATATGGAATCAGTGGAGAAGAAGAGTTTTCATTACTATCGGGGTCGGTATCCTCCTTAATAATATTTCCTTCGTCAGTAGTCTCTTCAACTACATCTTCTTCTTTAGTAACTGTTTCCGATTTTGTGCCAAAATCATTCTGACTTTCTTCGTCATTTACAATAGTAGTAGTACTACTAATTCGTTCGGTGAGGAATTCTTCCATTCCATCATCCAGTAGGTTAAAGTCTTCTCCAAAAACTTCTTCCTGTTCTTCACTCTTCTTAGCCATATTCTAATAATAATTATTTGCAAGTATAATACATTTTGTTTGATTTACCAAATTTCGTAAATTCGCTATAGACTTTATGCTATTTCCCAATACTTGTTAATGTATTAATATTCTTTGATTTTGGTAAAACAGTCTTTCTTCCTCTACTAATTGCCCCACATTTACAGCGATACATAGTGTATGCTCCAGTAGTAGTATAATACAGCTTATCCTCTATTTCCTCAACATTAAGACTACCACAACTACAGCATTGCTTTTCTTGAATATCATTGTATAACGATACATTTGGGTGCGCTTTAATGTACGGACGTAATTTTAAGTATACCTCCTCTAAGGCAATTACATCCTGTACGTTATATACTCTCATTTCTTCTATAGCAGATGGAATACCTTTTAAACAATCTATCCACAATTGAAATTCAGTCTTAATCTTGCCCTCTAATCCAAAGTACTTAGCCAATGCATCTAACTTATTAGATGGAAATTTAAATGTAGCAGAGGCTACCTTTTTAGTGTCAATAGAATTTACAGTATTATAAGGTGGTAGCCCATTTAAAATAGCTCTAGCATTAAGTAATGGTATATCAAATCTGTCACCATAATGCGCTATAACTATATCGGATTCGCTCATAAGTTTATGTAAACTGGTAACAATCCTTTTGTCATCTGCACGAAGAGCTTCTTCTGGTGTTATCTTATCTGACATTACATCAGCACTATATAAAAATTTTGCTGACCAAGTCAACATGATTGGCTCCTGTTCAACTTGGTCCCAATTGACGTTAGTTTTAAATCTTCCGAAAGTGTAACTAATTGAGGGCGAGCTCTCTATGTCAAATATCAATATCTTAGGTAATCTTTTCTTTACTTGTTCTACTATAATGCTAGAGCTTCCTCTTACTTGTTTCTTTGCAGTATAAACATCTTCTCTATCGCAATCCCATAACTTACTTAAATGACCAGCTCCGTAAAGCATGTACTTTGGCTTACTTACAAACTTCTCTACTATTCGTTCTAACTCCATATTATTTTTATTAGTTTATAATTTACATAAATATAGATATGATAATCCTATAAATAAAATTATCATATCTATATTACTTAATAATTATACTTATATAACTATTCATCTAAAGATTCTAGTATTTCTTGGTCAATAAAGAACATTCCCTTTTGGTCACATCCAACTATATTTAATCTATCTAACCACTTGCTCATCAATGCAATTTCCTCAACTTGTTCACTCAAATACCATAACAGGAATTGATAACTAGTATGGTCGTTTTCTGATAATGCAATCTTAACGGCTTCTTTATAACTATTCTCAATTAATTCCTCATGTGCTAATGACCTTTCAAGAATATCCTTTAAGTCTTTAAAAGAAGTTGGTTGAGATATGACTGCTGGTGTGATTGGATTGACTTGTCTATCAAGTGCATATGAATATAATTTTTCCATATGACTACGTTCGTCGTTAATATGGCTTTTCATAAACTTTGCAATACCTTCCCAGCCAGTATATTCACACCATGTTGACATTGCTTTATATAATTGACCAGCATTAAATTCTAATTGAATTTGTTTATTAATCAATTGAATCATTTTATCTGATAAGTAAGCTTTCTTTTTATTAGCAAAAGCATTACTAATTACTTTTTCATCCATTATTATTTAGTTTTAGATAATTTACTAATCTGTTCAGCAGCTTGATTATGTCTAACTGTCTCTGCATGTGATTGTTGCTTGATATTTAAGTCATCATTGGCTTTCTTTTCAGAAAGAGCAACTTGTCTTTCTTTAGTTGGGTCTGATTCAATCTCAGTTCCAGTAGAAGCTTCTAATTTAGCATATTCAAGTTCTATTGTCATCTCAAGCTCTTTATATTTAAAATCAAGTTCAGCTTGCTTCTGAGTAGCTAATTGTTCTGCTTGCATTTGTGCTATCTTAGATTGTTGCTCCTGAGCTTGTTGGGCCTGTTGTGCCATCTTCTCTTCCTGCTCTTTCATAATAAGATTCTTTTCGGCAATACTATTAGTTTGCATAAGCTCAATAAGAATACTTCCCATTCCATTTTGAACAAATGATTGCCCCAATGATTCAATCAAATCACTAATCTTAGCATCATGATTACTATTACTAATAAATATATCTTGTTCAGTAGATGCAAAGTCTTCAGCATTAAATTCAATAAAATCCCTAGACATATCATCCATTACATAAGTAAGTTTCTTGCTCTTATTCTTAGACCATAATTGTTTAGCCGTATCTAACAATGCAGCCAATGCTCTCTTCTTAGTCTCATCATGTAAGAAGAACCATTTTTCAGTAATATGTGAACTCTGTGTTACAGCTCTTTCAACACCACCAACAGTCTCTCTATTCTCTATCTGACCTTGTCTTTGTTCTGATACACCAGCAATAGAACCAACTTGATGTTCAATATGTTGTAGCATTTGAATAGTTTGCTGGATATAATCTCCTACTCGTGGGTCTAATACTTTTCCAGTAGTATTATAACTACCAGCAAGTTTACCCATAGAAGCACCCTTCTTGCCTTCATTCATTGGGTCAATTACTGCCCAACCCATAGTCTCAGCATAATATAACCATGTATCCATTTCCCATTCATCTGGTACTTTAGAAATATCTAATTCGTAAATTGGACCTTTATATTTATTAAATAATGTTTCCAATTTATTCATATAAACATTATATAAGTATTGATAAGACTCCATTCTACCCATCAATGACTTACCATAATCAGAACCAACATAACCTAAGAAACACTTAGATTTATTATCGTAATTACGCATTTGTACTTTACGAGGTTGTAATTTAAAGTATATATGGTCCGCAATCTTAACTCCCTCATACGCTTCATTAACCCATATCCATCTGATAGTTTCACCAGCATCTTTATCTATTTTATAATATTCAGATACAGTCTTTTCATCTTCATCACCATTTTCATCAAAGAATGTAACTATACCTATTTTTTTACGACCCATCCATCTACCACGAACAACCCTAACATTACCTTGCATATCATAAGGTAATCCAAGTTTAAAATTGGTATTATTAAAATCGGTTATGTCTGTAAATCCTGGCCCATTACCAAAGTCTAGGTTTGAGAAGATTTGAGGAAGTTTATGTGAGTATCCGAGATTTCCAGGATGATTACCTTTGCCAGTACGCCACTGTCCCTTTTCTAATGACTCTAAATCTTCTGGAGATATATCATCATAGAAAGCATCTATAATTTTACCAACTGATTCATAAGTAATTTCTATGATAGCTTCTGAATCTTCAACTAGTTCTGAATCACCTTTCTTTATTAAGAATACATTACGAGGGTCACACGCTTTAAGAATAGGTTCATTACCTTCAATATCAATACGATATATTTCTCTAGCTCCAACAAGAGCATTTCTAAACCCTTTATTAAATTGATATGGTACTACATAATTTCTTACAAGATAAGTAAGTATTTTAGTAGCAGTAGTCTCATTTATATCTTTATACTTATATTTAGCAAATCTAGCATATTCTTTAATCTTCTGTTCAAGTTCCTTCTCGTCAGTAGTTTCTTTCTTAAACTCATCTACTGCTATAGTCAAGAACATATCAAATAATACTGAAGTATCTTTACTTTCAGAATTAGCATTCATTGACCTAACAGTCCAATCGAATCTACGCTTAGCTTCTTCTCCAACTAATAAATCTATTTTAGGAACAACTATAGGGAAATTCTTTACAGACGATGGCGAAGTATTCCCATTCAATCCCATTGGATTAAACACCTTCTCCATTTCATTTTGGTCAATTTCTCCATTATCCATATTGAAGTGAACAATCATTTTTCTATGAATCTCTTGCTCATAATATAATGCTTGGTACTCATATGCATCCATACAGTCCTTAAACCATTGTTTATCATCTGAATATTTCTCGCTAGTTGACTTCTTTTGTGGAGGAGTCATTAATGTATCTTTACTAAACATAGTTCCGTTTTAAGTTTGCAAACTTACATAAAATAATTGGATTATGCAAATTGTATTGAATTCGTATAGACTTTATCGTAATTTATTTAAATCAGCTTGAGCATATCCACCATATAGATTTCTATTATTTCCACCAAATGGTCTTGACCATAATGGGTCACTTGCCTTAGACTTAACACTTTGAGTTTTAGAGACATCAGTAATCCTTTTCCTATCAGCTCGTATTATCATCAATAATATCAATGATGATATTCTATCACAGTTTAATTGAGGAGAATAACTAATAAGTTCTCTTAATAGTTGTGGCCCTTGTAGGGTATCCATAACTCTAGTTCCTTCTGGTTTATCGTAAGCAGGTGATTCTATCCATGATAATATTTCATTAATACCATAATTTATAATTGGACTACCATTAGCATTGCCACCAACACGAGTACCTTTACTTTTATTACCAACTCCAGCTTTGCCTCCAATTGATTTATCAGATAATATCTCTGGTGTATCACAAAATAAATGTAAACTATTCTTATTTAAGAAGTGAGCATAACAACCCTTTAAGTTACTTTCATAATTACATAAAGCATTAAAATATATAAATAATCTTCTGGCTTGTTCGTAATAATCAGCAGCCAAATAAGTTCTAGCAGTATATTCAGCCACAATTCTATCAGTCCAAGAATCCATTATAAAGATTGATTGTAATGATTGTGAAGTATCATCATTGCCATCTACATCAATCGGGTCCCAACTAGCCAAATATCTACCATAAGGAATATCTCCATTACCATTCTTCTTTGGTAGTTCATATACCTCTATAGGCGCATCCATGTCAATACCTTTTTTAATAGGGAAATCACGGATAACTTTCTTATCAGATAGCTTAGGGAATACTTTTCCATCAACCATAATCATCTCATACTTATATGATTGATTAAATATCGTAGGATTAGATTCTATTGTTTGCAACCTAACCCTTAAATCTTCTACTGGAAAGAAATTTCCATCAATAGTCATAAAGACTTCAGAAGGAGTTAGTGGCTGGTTAATAATAGTGGTAAGAATCTTAATCTTATTATTAGATTTACGAGCTTTTTCACGACTATCTTCAATAATTTT